ACATGGCACATAATAGAAAGGAACAACAAAATTCAAGGATTTTTGCGCTCCTTTCATTTTTGTTGCAATTTGTCAAACATTCGTCAAAATAGAAAGGACATAATCATGACAAAATTATTACAAGCTTCTAACCACCAACTTATCCTCGAAGATGTTGAGTTTGCCTTTAAACCAAACTTCGCAGGACGAGAAGAACGATACAATCGTGCAGGAGATCGTTATTTCAACGTTGTTGTGTCTGAAGAAGACGCACAAATCCTTGCCGAACAGTATGGAGTAAACGTTAAATTGTGGGAGCCTAAACCACGAGATGACGAAATGGCTAAGAAGATGGCCGAAAACCCAGATATGTATCAACCATTTTACTATTTCAAAGTAAAAGTGTATACCAAATTCGCAATCCCATCAATCGCGCTTATTTATGACAATGAAGATGGCGTATGTGATATTGATGATCCGGTATGTGCACAAAATCGTCAGTTCTTGACAGAAGAACAATTCCAATTGATTGACGAAATGGAAATGCAATGTGTTGATATGACTATCCGTCGTCGCGAACCAAGTGATGAAGGAACTTACGCTCGTCTTGATTTGAAGAACGCGTATATTCACGTAGCTCCAAATCCACTTGAACGTAAGTACGGTTATTAATGATTGAGTTATATCCCTATCAGCGAAAGGCGGTTGATAGGTTACATAACGGTTCTGTATTATGCGGAAAGGTCGGTTCGGGTAAATCCTTGACCGGCCTATTTTATTATATGGAGAACCATATTGATAAGCCTCTCTATATTATTACGGTCGCTAAGAAAAGAAACGATCGAGAATGGCATAGAGATTTTGAAGCCTTAGGAATTGATGGCGTTGTAGATTCCTGGAACAATATCGAAAAGTATACTGATGTTAAAGATGCATTCTTTATATTTGACGAACAACGCGCAATCGGTTATGGTAAATGGGGAATGGCATTTATACATATTGCTCGCAAGAACAATTGGATTATGTTAACAGCAACCCCGGGAGATGTTTGGATGGATTGGATGTGTATTTTCATAGCCAATAATTTCTATCGAAACAAAACTGATTTTGTGGATCAGCATGTGGAGTACAATCCATATTCTAAGTTTCCTCAAATTCGAAGATACCATAAGACCGATAAATTAGAAAGGTTCCGTAAGTATTTGGCAGTACCTATGCACGATTTTAGAACTACCAAATTAAACCGGAAGTATATTAACGCAGACTTCGACAAGGATTTATATCAAACTGTTGTCAAGACTCGTTTTAATCCATATACTGAGGAACCGATAATGAACGCCTCTGAATTCACACAAGTGCTTCGTCGTATTATTAATACAAGCGAGCGTCGTAGAATTCATGCAAAGCAAGAGATTATGACTCGTGATAAAGTCATTGTCTTTTATAACTACACCTACGAGCTTGATATTCTCAAAGAGTTTTGTCAAGAATTAGATAGGGCATATTATCAATGGAACGGTCAAAAGCATGAAGCAATCCCAGACGCTGAAACCTGGGTATATCTTGTGCAATACACGGCCGGAGCCGAGGGATGGAATTGCATTACTACTGATACGATTTTATTCTACTCGCTTAACTATTCTTACCGAATAATGGAGCAATCGGAAGGACGAATTAATCGAGTGAATACCTCCTTTGAAAATTTATATTACGTTTACTTGAAGTCCCCGGCTTCTATTGATGATGCGATCGAACGCTCCATTCGAAGCAAAAAGAAATTTAATGAAAGGAATTGGGTGGAGAGCACATGTCCAAATTGGAACGAGATTTCCAAAAACAATTGATTAAAGATATTAAGACACGAATCCCTGAAGCTATTGTTAAGAAGAATGATCCTAACTATATTCAAGGTATTCCTGACTTATCTGTTGATGTTGGTCCATATTCCTATCATTTGGAAGTAAAGAAATCGGCTAAGGCACCATATCGACCAAACCAAGAGTATTATTTAAATCATTATAATACAAATGGTGGATGGGCCCGAACCATTTATCCAGAGAACAAGGAGGAAGTACTCAATGAAATGGAACAGACATCCAGAGTACGAGGGTCGTCACTCATTTCTCAGCGCTAGTCAATGTCATTGGTTAAATTACACGCCAGAAAAGATGATTAGCAGATTCGAAAACGAACAAGCTAAGCAACGTGGAACTGAGTTGCATGAATTTGCAAGTGAAGCTATTAGGCATAAAATCAAATTGTTGCCTGGTAATACTCACCCAGCTGTTGCTAATTTTGTTAATGACGCAATTGGATATCGTATGGATAGTGAAGTATTGTTATTTTACAGTCCATATGCATTTGGTACTGCTGACGCTATTCGTTATGAACCGCCTAAGAAAGATAATCCTCGTGGATTTCTTAGGATTCATGATTTAAAGACAGGTGTTACCAAACCTAAAATGGAGCAGCTATTAGTTTATGCTGCTTATTTCTGTTTGGAGTATGGCGTCAAGCCTGAGAAGACGGATTTCGAACTCCGTATTTATCAAGGTAATGACATCAAAACATATATTCCAGAAGCAGAAGACGTGTATGACGTATATCATACAATTAAAGAGTTCTCGGGAATTCTTGAAAGTAAACCTAAATAGAAAGGATCATATTCATGAACTTGGAAGAAGCATATAACGATATGCTCGAGCATAGAGGGACCCCGCACCAAGGTAGTATTCCACATAGTGGACGATATGCTTGGGGATCTGGTGAAAATTCATTTCAGCGGGCTACTTCATGGTCCGATAGAGTTGTTAAATACAGGCGATCGGGATTATCTGATACACAAATAGCAATGAAGCTAGGTATTACAACTACTGAATTCCGTAAAAGGAATAATATTGCTAAGCATGAAATTCGATTGTATAATATTAGTCGAATTCAAGAGCTTGCAGATCAAGGTTTAGGATCTATCGAGATATCTCGTAGAACAGGTATTCCCGAATCAACCGTTCGTATGAATTTGGATGCTAAAGTGCGTAATAATGTAAATCGCATGGAGCAAATTAAGACTGATATTAAAGGTCTTATTGAGAAGAATCCATATCTCGACGTTGGTTTGGGATCCGCACAACAACTCGGTGTAAATGAGAGTACTCTTAAACGTGCTGTACAACAATTGGAATCCGAAGGATATCATAGACATACTGTTTATGTTAAGAATGCTACAAATGATGATCACTGGGTTGAAATGAAAGTGTTAACTAAAGAAGCAGATCCTGCTGTTGTTAGGGAACACAAGCATGAAATCACACCTCCTCATATTCATACTGACGCTGAAGGTAAATCTTCATTAGGTCTTAAGCCTATCCAACATATTGATTGGAAGCGTGTTGGTATTCGTTATGATGAACAAGGCGGTACGGATAAAGATGGTGTAATGGAATTGCGTCCAGGAGTAAAAGACTTGGATCTTGGTAAATCTAGATACGCTCAGGTTCGTATTGGTGTTAATGGTACGCATTATCTTAAAGGTATGGCTATTTATGGGGATCCGAAAGACTTCCCTAGAGGTGTGGATGTTATCTTCAACACCAATAAGAAGCAAGGAACTCCTAAAGAAAAAGTTCTTAAACCGTTAAAAGATGACCCTGATAATCCATTTGGTGCCACGATCAAGAAACAATCCGGCGCTATTAATAAAGTTAATGAAGAAGGTGATTGGAATACTTGGTCGAAAACATTATCTTCTCAATTCTTATCTAAACAACCACCAGCTTTGGTTAAAGGTCGTATCGAAAAGACTTATGATAAGCTGAAGAAAGAGTTTGAAGAAATTAATGCGCTAACAAATCCTGTAGTTAAGAAAGTAATGATGCAAGATTTTGTTGATGGGTTAACTGTCAAACGTCAACATCTTAAGATGGTTGGTTTTGATAGAATGAAAGGACAAGTGTTATTACCTTTATCCGGTATTAAAGCTAACGAAGTATATGCTCCGAACTTTAAGAATGGTGAAAAGGTTGTACTTGTTCGTTATCCTCATGGTGGTATTTTCGAGTTACCAGAATTAACTGTTAATAATAAATTGGATAAAGGTCCAGCTAAATTCATGAAGGGTGCAAAAGATGCAATCGGTATTGATTCGTCTGTAGCTTCTAAATTATCTGGTGCCGATTTCGATGGTGACTCTGTTATGGTTATTCCTAATAATAACAACGGAATTAAAACAAGTCGATCTTTAAAAGAATTAAAGAACTTCGATTCCAAAAGTTATTATACTCCTAATCCACCAAAGATTGATACCCAAAAACAAATGGGTGTCGTATCAAATCTTATTACCGACATGACTCTTAAAGGTGCATCACAATCAGAAATCGCTAGAGCGGTTAAACATTCAATGGTTGTTATTGATGCGGAAAAACATAGTCTAGATTATAAACGATCTGAACGAGAAAATAATATTGATCAACTTAAAAAGAAATATCAAGAACATTTTGATGTGGTCACTGGAAAGATATCTAGTGGTGCATCAACTCTTATTTCTAGATCGAAGACCGACTATCGTGAGACTGAGCACTGGTATAAAGAAAGAACTGCTGAAGAACTAGCTGCTAATCCTAGATTGGCGCCTAAGATTAAGAAAACAAAAACCATTTCATTTACACCTAATGTTGATATGGTAGATGATGCTAAGAAACTAGGTTCTGGCACAGCTATTGAAAACATGTATGGTAATTATATCAATGCCCTTGGCAAGATGCGTACAAAAGGTGAGTCTATCATTAGCAAGACCCCTAACATGACCATGTCTAAGGAAGCTAAAGTCAAGTACAAGACACAAGTTGAGTCTCTACAGAAGAAGCTTAATGATGCTTTGTACAACTCACCTAGAGAACGTCAAGCTCAGCTCATGGCAAACAAGACTATTGCTGAGAAACGTACTCCTGACATGAGTAAAGACCAGCTTAAGAAGCTTAAACAACAGGCTATTGCAGCAGCTCGTGTTAAGACTGGTGCTGATGGTAAGTCTACACGAATCTCTATTGACGATGATGAGTGGAAGGCTATTCAATCTGGGGCTGTCTCTAGTAAGATGCTAACTGATGTACTACGATTCGCTGATAGTGATCGTGTTAAGCAGCTAGCTACACCACGTACAGAGAAGTCTATTAGCTTGTCTACTGCTAGCCGTGCTAAGACTATGCTTAAGAATGGTCACACCTATGCTGAAGTAGCTGATGCTTTAGGTATCAGTGTGTCTACTGTACAGGATCTATCATAGAAAGGAGGCCATGCATGACGTACACTACACAACCACTAGAGCATGAAGACTCTAACGAGCTCATGCACGATGCTATGCCTGATGCTATGAGTGATCATACAGATGATCAAGTCACTGATGCTGAGTACAATCGTGAGACAACTGTTGATGCTATGCTAACTACATACGACAACCCATACAACCCTTACGATGACTACGATGCTTGGTGGCAATGGGACAAAGACAATGGTTACAACACACCAGAACTATTAGCTATGGTTCTTGGTGATACATCAGACGCACTCGATGCTGTTGAAGAAGCTCAGCGAACAGCTGTGGCAATGAACTGGATCATCGATGAAGGTCCAATCGAAGGCGTATGGACAACGATCAAGAAGAACGTTTCAACACCCATTCGTCTTCCGACAACGCAGTCCGGAATCGTGACATTTGGAAATGAATAAGAAAAACAAATCATTCCAGGTGACAC